TGCAAAGGGCCAGACCAAAGCTGTTAGTCATGGGGATATACTCCGTGTACCGTCAGAGGGTGTAGTAGGCTTTGCAGATCGTAAATTTAAGCAACCATTTGCAATGAGCAAAACACACGGGAAATTGACTGATGTAGCTACTGAAATCATGGCTTTACATTCTACTAACACGGACCCCTTGACACATGAATTCGAGCTAGAGCGGCAAGACGCGGTGACAAGCTGGTGTGAAAATCTCAGTATTGCTGACATCAACATCAAATGTGCACTGATCTTAATGTTAACCGCCGACCTTGAAGCGGACTATACCTTATTCAAAGGGGTGGCAGCATGAGAGACACCATCGAAATCATTGGTGAACTGGTAGCGTGCGTTGCCATCTTCACCGTGCCGCTGCTCCTACTCTTTCTATGAGCGCCTCACAGTTAGCGGAGCAGCTTTCGTACTGCTTCCGACGTATGTCATGGGCCGCAACTCCAGAGGCCGACGATTACTGGTGGCGCGAAGTGCAGGCGCTGGGTAGGCTAACGATAACAACTGAAAACAAAGGAATGAACACATGAACAACTTTGCATACTTTGTGACCAAGTGGAAAGCTGGAGAAGCGCCTGCTTGGGACTACACTGTAACCTCCTATGAGGTATTGAGGGCTGTAGTGCATGATCAGACAACACACCTATACACTGTGGAAAAGGATGAATTGAGCAACTTTGGCGATTGGGTTGCGATGACTTGGGCCTCTGAAAATGAGCCACAGGGCGATGATGAAGCAAACGAAGACTTTTTTCAGCGCATGGACATCCAAATAATCAAGCGACCTTCAATCACAAGGAAGCAAGCGGAGGCGTTGTTATGAGCAAGGACATTTGGCCAAACCCAAGCGACAAAGAGTTTGCAAAGTACCTACTGGAAACTTTAGGCCCAGCATTCCGCGAAGCTGGCAACACACTTAGCGCCGACGATGTAGAAGACGCAGGCCACAGGCTTCTTGCCGCTGCTGAAGCACTGGAGGTGTTAGCATGAACGATGCGTATAAAAAGCATTTCGGGCAGATCGTCGGTTGCAAGGTTGTGGATTTCTTTATGGAAGAAGCAGAAGACGGGATGAGACCTTGGCCTGTGTTTGTGATCCAACAGCCCAACAGCTTGGGCGGCCAGAAATATAGGTTTGTACTTTCCCAAGACGAAGAAGGAAACGGCGGCGGGTTCGCATTCATTGAAGACATACCTACAGCAACGGGAGCAGCACAATGACACTCAATTTCAAAACATTCGTAGAGGCAGAGAAGCGCAGATTGTGGGACGCAGACGACCACCGCAAACGCTCAGTTGCCAAGGCTGCAAAGTTTAACTCATTTAAGGGCATAGGACAGATGGACATAAGTGCCATTGGTGTTCGTGATGTGCACCAATTCTTTGATCATCTGAATGCAACGGGGCGATCAGATACCACGATCATTCGGTATGGAGCAATGCTGACCAAGGTCTTTCGGGCCGCTAAGAGGCTTAAGGACATACCAGAGGTACCAGAGTTCACAACGCCTAGAGCCGCTGCAGAGGTACGCCCTTTGTACTTCACCAAGAAGCAAGTGCTGGATATGTGCGACTACTTTGACGACAGCCACCCAGAGTGGTGGATGCGTCATTGGATCATAATTGGCTGCAAGACTGGAATGCGCCGTGGGGAGATATTGACTATCACGCCCGAAACTATAACCTCACGGGAAAGTGAGGCGGGAACTACCTACTACGAAGTGTACTTGGCGAAGACCAAAGCACGGACAGATCGACGTGTAGCTATAAGCACGACAGCGCGTGCCGCACTGGCCGCACTAGGTGACTGCCCAAAGTTGGCACATTACGACGCGCACAGGTTCTACAGAGCTTGGGAAGAGATGCGCGTAGACCTTCTGGATGGCGACGCTCGATATGTATTCCACACTACACGACACACTTTTGCGACTGATATGGCCAATGATCTTAAAGCACCGATTTCCACAATTGGTAACGCAATGGGCCACAGAAGTCTCAAGACCACTGCACGCTATATTAAGACTAAAAGTGAACACCAACACGCCCTAGTCGAGCAACTCTAAGCTGGCACTGATCGGGTACCCTATTGAAGAACACTAGAGCAAAAACAAACGGGAGAAGAACACATGAACGACGAAAACGAAGCCGCGAAGAACAGCCAAAAGGTACCAAGGTGGATCTGGCCCTACGTCGGTGATCCAGCCATGCAAGCTGAGAAACAGTCGCAGCGTGCTGCCACAGACTGGCCTAACCCAAAGCACGGACCTCCAGACGCCACATTCCTACAAGCACAGCCATGGCCCAACATACCAATAGGGCCGCCCAAGAATAACAAAGAACAAGAACGACGAATGAAAACAGACGGACGACAGAAGTTCGCAAAGAGCGTAGAGGCAAAGGTCACTCCCAAAGGTACAAAAGTGCCAAAGAGTGTACAAGACAGGCCAGCACATTTTAATAAGTTAATCAACGTAAGCGCAGACGTGACTGAGGGGCTAAAAGTCCAGCTTAAGAACGCTCAGACTGCCTCTGGAACTAGGCCTATGTGGGTTGATCCTTTGAACTCTGTAAGCCCAGAGACCCTTAGCTACATTGGTCTAATCTGTTGCTTTAATTGTGTGTTAAAAAACTGGAGCCTTTCCAATTTGACACAGAAGATTGGCGAGATGATTGAGCAAGAGCTACTTTTAGTTGAGCTTCTTGAAGATGACGCAAAGACAAACAAAAGGATCATAAAGCAAGTTGAAGAGGCACACAGTAGCCGCGACGTTAGAATAAAGAGCCTTCGCAACATCGTTATGAAGAACGGCTTTCGGTCTTTGCGGTTTGGTGTGTTCACAGATGTACAAAGCAAGTCGGCCATGAAGGTCAGGCGCACTCTTTATGCAGCGCCAGTTCTTAGCGCGGTCTTGCAATACTGTGACGTGTTCGAAAAGATAACCGAAGTGGAGGGCAAGGAGAACACTGTTGCACGCATTCAGTTCACCTCTGAGGCTGAAGAAACTATGAGCAAATCAGAAGAGCACTTGTCGTGGCTGGCCCCAATCTACAAGCCCATGTTGACTGAGCCTGTCCCTTGGACCGCTTTTGATACTGGCTGCTACGAAGATGCGTTCCTGTCTTCACGGGTAAGCTACGTCAGGCAAGCCACAGCAGCGCAGAAGAGGCACATAGAGCACCAGTTTTCCCAAGGCATACCTGTCCACGCTAGGGCTGCTAATGCGCTTCAAGCTACCCCCTTAAGCATCAACAGGCCGATGCTGGAGGTAGTCGAGTGGTGCTGGCAGGCGCAGATGAGCTTAGGTAAGTTTCCTACGTCTTCACTGCCACCACGGCCACGTCTGCCAGAGGACCACGAGAGCTTGGCCCCAGTCCTAAAAGCAGCAATCAAGGCCGACATCCGCAAGCACTTTGCTCTTGAGCGACAGGTCAAGGGTGCGGCGGCTGTGATGCGGCAAGACTTGAAGACTGCAAAGGAACTGGCAGAGCACGATCAGTTTTACTTGCCAGTAAACCTAGACTTTCGGGGCCGCTTGTACTTTGTGCCAGCATTTAACTACCACAGAGACGACCACATCAAGAGCCTGTTCACATATCAGCGTGGTTACAAGGTAGACGGCAATAATGCTTATTGGCTAAAGGTTCACTTGGCAAACTGTGGCGACTTTCAAAAGATCAGCAAACAGCCGCTAGATGAAAGGGCAGCGTGGACTGACACAAATCATGAGATGCTGCTAGACATTGCGGCTGACTATCAAGCCACCTTTGATCACTGGTCTCAAGCGGACAAGCCGTTTGCGTTCTTGGCTGCTATCTTTGAATATGCCCGACTTATTGCTGAAGGCGAAGACTTTGTGGGCTACCTACCAATCAGCCTAGATGGCACCAATTCTGGCGTGCAAATGTACAGTGGTATCAACCTGTCAAAGACTGAAGGCTCTTTGGTCAATCTTGTGCCTACGAACTCTATGGCTGACATATACAACTTGAACGCTGACCGTGTTATTGAAGACCTTAAGTCTATGGAGGATGACAGCAAACCATTTAATCCAAAGTGGGATCAGTCGCGCACTAAGTTTCAGTTGGCTAAGGCTTGGCTGGACTTTGGCATCAATCGCTCAGTTTTGAAAAGAGCAACGATGACATATGCGTATTCTTCAAAAGCGATAGGTATGGCGGGTCAATATGTTGAAGACCTGATGAAGCCGCTGCAACGCAAAGTAGCCTATGGCAAGCTTGCAGACCATCCATTGGGCGACACCGAGCGTGCACAGTTTGAGGCTGCGAGGTTCATGGGTCAAATAAGCTACGATGCAATCAAGGGCACCTTGCCCCATGTCAGCGCAACGATGGAATACTTGCAAGGCGTTGCCAAGGTCATCAGCGAGGAGAACAAGCCAATC